GTTTAGTGAAATCAATCAGTTGTTGTTTTAAAGAAGTAAAATCACGATTTAAATACAAAACGTCTTTTGTATTAGCCTTGAAGGTTTTGTTAATTAATTGTTGCATTATATATTATTGTTTGTGATGATCACTTCAGTTGTGGATTGTAATTCTTTGTAACTAAAGGCTACTTTTATAAATATTTTATTATAATTATTATTTACAACATCATTTTCCAATAATTGAACTTTAACGTCTTCAACTATTATACCGTTCATAAATCTATTTACATCATTTTGAATAAGATTTACTAACATCGGCAACATTTCACCCAATTCATTTTGATCAAACAACACTTTATATAATGAAGAACCAAATGCATTATTAAACCTACGTTCTCCAGGTTTGGTTAATAAAAGATTCCGTATATTACTAGAAACTTGTGAAATAGTATCAGTATTTGTTTCAAAATAACCATCTTGACCCAATCTAAACGGTATTTTAAGTCCTAGTGCTTTTTTAGCCATAATTAAACCTTAGACTTTTTACTATCCACTGCTTTTAGTAAAGCACGATAATCTCTGTTTATCGCTGAATAAACGCCTTTTACAGGAGCAGGAGCATTTTCAGGCACTTTGGTTTCTGTAATAACTTCTTGTGTACTGTTTCCATATCCACCCATCATACTAACCATACTGCCTTCTTGTGGCACACCACCGGTGGTTTGGTTTAAAATATCATTCAACATTGGGTTACTGGTATACTTTACAAACTTTTTCGTGGGTTTAACTGGTTCCTCAACAACCGCAGATTCATTCATCACATCCAATTCTTTTAGAATTTGTTGTTCTAAATCAGAATCAGATGATTTTTTCTTGGATTGAATAACTTCTTTAGAGAATATTTCTGCCAATTGAAGTTTAAGTTCAGATTGTACTACGTTTCGTACCTCTTGTTGTACTGTTTTCTTAATGAATTCTTTTAATATATCTATTTTCATATTATTATATATAATTATTAACCCAAACGAGATTTAGGTAAATTTAATAATGCTTGTGCGCCTTTTGTATCAGATGGTCTGGGTATCTTGATAGTCTTGATACGGGGTGTACTGGGTGGTTTTGGTATATTTGGTTTAGGCATTCCTTTTTTAACACTTGCTAATTTAGCAGCAGCTGCACCAACTGCTCCTCCTGATACAGCTCCAATTAAAGCACCTTTTCCACCCCCAACTATTCCACCTATTCCGGCTCCTAATCCACCACCGGCTAATGCTGCTCCTGTTACACCACCAACAGATAATCCGGCACCAAGTGCTGTACCACTCAATCCGCCTATTAATGCTCCTTTACCGCCTCCAGCTAAGGCCCCTACTCCAGCACCAAGAGCACCACCTAACAATCCACCTTTTAACCCTTTAGCTAATTTGGACGTGGATTCAATTATACCTGTTTTAGCATTTACAATTTTTTCATTTCCAGCTATAGATTCAGGACTAAACTTATCAGGCGACCAATCCTTACCCAATCCATCCGGTTTACCAAATGCGCTTTGTGCTTTATCGGCGGCACCTTGAACTTCAGACGTAGTATTACTTGTAGCGCCCTGGGTTTTTGAAGCTGCTTGTTGCGCTACATTCGCGTCTAACCCCTTTGCTTCTTGGGTGGGGAGTTTTATGTTAGGATTGTCTACCAAAGGAGCTTTATTGGCAACTCCTGATATCGTTTGTGTAGGCGGACCAGGCAACGCTGGATCTGGATCGGTAAATGGATCTTGTATTTCTACTTTAATTCCCCTACCCGACACATTAATTTGATCTGCTAGTGTTCGTAAAAGAGATTCTCTTGCTTCTTTAAATGCATAATTAAAAGCTTCTTCAGGAGTTTTACCTATAGCAATTAAACTTTTATTGGCAGCAGCTATAATTACTCGTAAAGTTTTACCAGTTGACGTTATTCTTGGAACTTTAACATCTCCGCTCAAAACTAAAAATGCTCTAAAAAGACCAGATACTTCATCTCGGACTGTTGTTGAAAAGTTTCCATTTAAATCAAAACTCCATTCACTTGGAAAAGATGCATCAGGTGATAGATTTCTTATGGGTACATCAAATACAGATGAAGCTGATTGATCAGTTTTTAAATTTGGATTAACTAAATCAATTTTAGAATAAAAAGCATTTATTGCTTTTCTATATTGATTAGCATTAAATACCGTGCCATTCCAAGACACTACTTGTTTATAAGATACATAATAATTGCTCATGGTATTTAATTCTGAAATTCAAATTCGACTTGTACTGGCCCTTCTCGACGATTTCTACCTTTGAAATCCCCCACAACTCCAGCACCTGTAACAGTATTAATTTTTATTGGATCTTTACACTCTCCGCCACTACCAGCTGGTTTAACTCCATTGCTACCAGGCGCATATCCGCCTCCGGTAACAAATACACGTCTACTTAGTGTCTTGTGTAAATTATCTCTTAATAATTGTAGTTTAATTTGTTGTACTGGTATTTGTGTTTGATCTGGATTAGCATCTCTTGTATTCTCTGGAGTTGCATTTCCTGATCTAGGATGTGTATGTGGATGTGGATGCACATGATGAGACCAATGAACGTGGTCCAATAACCAATTACAAAGATCATACATCCAATCTACAGTTGTTTGACCTAACAATGCTGGTTCATTTGTTTCTCCATATTGTCCCAAAAATATTTGTGGCGCATTAATACAAGCGGTATTATTTGTAGTTATAACTACATTATCATTAGCATCCACTGTATATTCACTATCAGTAGTTATGGCATACCGTTTTTTACTAAAATGTAATGTTTCTGCGAATCTACTACTTAGTACCAATCTATCTGTATTTATTACAATTTGATCGCTGTTTAAAGTTGGAAACTTAAATGATGTCGAACCTTTTGGATTGAATCTTATTTGTTCTTCTGTTGACTCTCCATTTGACGTTATACCAAATATACTTTTATAAACTGTAGTTTTCCATTCACTTGATGTTTTGCCACTTGTTAGCTGAATAGTGGACCCGTCGTTGTTAATATCTTCTGGTATTTGTCCGCCAAAATTCTTTTCAACCGGTGTAATTTTACGAATAGGTGGCAACTTAGGATGTAATTGTTGTGGTTCATCCAAAGCAATATTTCGTTGTCTATTTCTAATAGTAAGTTTAGGATTACCATATCCACCGCCGATTGAGTCTTTCAATAAATTACCATTCAAATCGTAAGATGAATATACACCTTTATCATTTTGTCTATTATCATCATATGCACTAAATCTAATTGACTGACCAAATCTACTTTCTATTATAGTATCCCCTTCATTTTTCTTGACCAATCGTATAAATGGATTTGAAATGAAATATTGTCCTACATATCCTATATTATTATACTTCGAATAAATTGGAGCGGATGTATAAGTGGCTCTATTACCATCAAAATAAAAAGGGACAGCCGGCGTTCCATCTTCGCTATATACTGTTTCAACTGTATAATCAATATTATTGGGGAAGTTGAATTTGTTTAATGGTTTACTATAATAATAATTGTTTCCAACCTTTTGCACCAATACCAATTCATTAACCAGTGGATATTGTGTTATAGTTTGTTCAAGTGGTATAGCCCAAGGTAATTTTTCAACCGATGATTTTTTTTCTTGTGATAATATTCTTACTTTAGCACGTCCAATATAAGAAAAATCCACATCGTTTTCATTTGCTGGTTCATTCTTATAATTAAGCGGAACCGTTTGCGGATTTATTTTTTGTTTATACGCATCTTGTAATTTTATATGAGTTTCGTCAAAAATTATATCGACTACGACAGCAAGTTGTATGGGTGAGCGAATATCAACCAAATCTTTTATTTGTTGATCATTTAACTGTGGTGATTTATTTGATTTGGATACGTCTGTGCTTACCATATTATTCGCCTTTACTGATTGTTATAACTTCCTCCATCAATTGTTTACGTTCGTCTTCACTTAATATCATAGAAGAACCTTCGCCGCTAGCTTCACCTTTAGCCACCAAACGTTGTACAACAGACGCTAACTTAACTAACTGTTCATCGTTTTTAATTCCTACATCATAGTAATCTTTAATCATAGGAACTATGATGGTAGCATCATTGATGGTTTTGATCAAACTCCGTAACTCCGATATTAATATATCGATTTGATCTTTTTTATTCTCTGAATTTTTCACTATATCCTTACAAAGACCCGAAAAATTCTTTCCTTTGTAAATTTCAAAATTTAAGTCCATATATCTATAAATAGAAAAACCACTCCATTTGGAGTGGTTTATTTGTTTTGTTTTGTGTTATACTTTACCGCTGTCTGCGTAATTTTTCATAACTACATTTTGATATGATTTCATCTTATTAATGATTTTAGTAATTTGTTGTGTTTTGCAATTACTTAATTCTCTTATATATAAGTACAGTGTTTTTTTATTAAAATTTTCTATTCTATCACTACTACGAAATAATTCGATTACTGCATATGCTATATTAAGATCTTTTTGTTTGGTAAATATCTTTGTTAGATTTTTTTCCCAATAGTTAATTAACAATTTCATAAACTCTTGTGTTTGAATAGTCTTATGATGTGCATCTTCTGTTTGCAAACAAACGCAGTCGTCACCTGGCGTGTCACTGATGTCTACATGTTGATTGAATCGTTTATAATTGTTATTATTATGAAATATCAAATAGTTTTTAGCAACAATACTGAAATAACTAAAAGCTTTGCCTTTACCCGCTTCAAATTTATGCATATTAGAAACTAAATGCGTTACAGTTTCTTTTTGAATTTCTAATGGACTATTATCAAAATAAGTAAATTTGAATGTATTGAATATGTTTTCAACTAATTTATCAAAACTATACTTTATACGATTTTCATATATTTCGTTTCTTATTACCATATCTGTTGCTAAATTATACTCAATAATTGCTTCCTCAGTCTTTTTAGAAAAATAAATCTTTTCTTTTTTGTTTCTACCACGTCGTTTTTTTCTAACATCTGTTAATTCTTCTACTTCTTTATTAATAGCGTTTAGATCATTAATTACTATTATATCTTTACTGGTAATATTTCTTGGAACATTAATTTCAGATAAGTTTTTAGATTCGTATGTAATATCTAATTTTACTTTATTATTTTTTTTAGGCGGTTGGTGTGTAACTACTTTTTTAAAAGATGTTATTTTGGTTGGTTTTTTGATTTTTTTGTTAACACTATTTACCATAGAAGTAATTTTACGTTTTTTATCTGCTACTACTTTAGTCGTTTTTTTATTTACAACTTTACTTTTTTTTGTTTGTTTCATTCAAGTAATAATATCAAACGTTATCGGTTTCTTCTTCTTTTACTTTTTTATTCAAAGTTTCCATTGTTTGTTTTAAATCGGAAAAGAGAAAACCAACGTCGTCATCTTTTTCAAAGATACCACGGTTATCAATAGCTTTCAATTTATTATAAGTATTTTCTACCGATTTTTTAAAGTTTATTATCCAGTCTTCCAAAATGTCAATCTGGTTAAATAACTTTTTCGATGTGATTAATAAAAACACATTAACTGCTACTGATATAAACAGTAATATTAATAACAAAATTTCAATCATTGTCTGTAGGTAGTTCGTCGTCCACTTCCACAAATTCCGATATATAGTCTAAAGCGTCATTCAATGTTTTCCAACACGATTCGTCGTATGATCTTTTGATCAGCCTATACAATTCTTTAAGTTCAGTTTCATCCATGCGTATAATTACATATATATGTAACCGTGACAAATTGATAAAAAAATTATTTTAATATTAAAAACTAAACATACCTCTTAATCCTGTTTTACCTTTTCGCTCAACTATTTTTTCAACCTCAACAGGCTTTTCCACTATACGTTCAACTATTTTTTCAACCTCAACAGGCTTTTCCACTATACGTTCAACTATTTTTTCAACCTCAACAGGCTTTTCAACTATGCGCTCAACTGTTGAATGTGTTGGTTTGTCGGCGGACTCATCTGTGGGTTTTTCTTGTTTTTTGTATAATTCATAATTTTTGTCATTTTCTGAATAAACTTTATTTGTGCTTATATTATATGCCAATAATAATACAACAGCAAGTGGATCAAATACCGTAATAAGTACTACAATAAACCACTTTACTACGTTTTGGATCGTTGTATCAAATTGATCAGCAACAAATTTAAACGTTATAATATCTTTCTTCTGACTGTTATCTACCTTTAACTTGAAAATATCATCATCCACAGCTGTTGATTTAGCACTATAGGTTTTGATTTTATCATTTTCGTTTTCTAACTGTTTATTGAGATCTGTAATTTGATCGTTGATTTGATTTTGAATATTTTGTAATTGAATTGGATTACGAGCAATTAGTACATTTGTAAGCACTTCATTTAATCTATTTTCTTGACTACTTCTTAACGTATACAATTTTTCTATAGATTTTTTTGTAGACTCAATTTTACCAATCTCTTCTTTTTTTTGAGATTCTAATGTTGAAATTTTATTCAATGACAATTCAGTTTCCAAAGATGATTTTTGAAAAGCCGCCGTTAAAAACCCAAATATACCCAATGATGTTATAGCCATCAATGCGAATACTGCAGTTATCATATAAATTTTCATTAGAATATTAGCATAGTTCCAATATCTAAATAACCAAGATGTTGTTACCAATTTACCCAGTTCTAAAGAGGATGCCATTATCATAACAGCAATCGTTGCGCCTGAAAATAATAATCCTATACCATATACGCTAAAATAAGCAGCACATCCAGCGATTAAAAGTGATGTGAATATTACCAAATGTTTAAACTGTATCATATCTATAAATATCTACAAAATAAAAACCCCATCCAATTAAATGAACGGGGTTTAATATAACCTTGATTGAATATGAATATTACTCAATCTTTATTTTTTTGGTTTCTGGAATTGTAGGTTTGATCTTTGACAATGTAACCTTTAACAACCCATTTTCAAATTTTGCGGATGGATTTCTGCGATCAATTTGATCACCTAATGTAAAACTTCGTTTGAAATTGCTATGTTTTAATTCTCTACGAATATACTTTCCTGTAAATTCCCTATCATCAATCTTTTTAATCTTTTGACCACTAATAGTAAGAACATTTTCTTGTACATCAACTGAAACATCTTCTTTAGAGAGACCAGGAATCTCTGCTAGAATTTCCACTCGATCATTGTAATCAACAACGTCTACACGTGGATAACTTTGTTTTTCAAAGAAACCAACTCCCAATTCTTTATTTAATTCTGGGAAATGTGCCGCGAATACTTCATCGAATACACGGTCAAATGGCGTTAAAAACTCATCACGATCAACGTGACGTAATGCAAACGGACTATATTTAATTACTGACATATATTTACCTTTCTTTTAATAATTCAATTGAACTTATTAACCTAATAGCCTCACTCGAGCACTATAGTAGATAATACACACGTACTATCTAAAAATATATATAAACGAACTTCTGAAAAATGTCAATATTTTTTATCCAACAGACGAAACTCCGCCTGTTTGGCATAAATTGATGTAATTTTCAGCATTTGGATTATTATTATTTCTTCTCAAAAATAAGATATAAAACTTTGCATTTCCTAATATAGCATTGCTTGTTACAACTGTATAAGTGCCTGAAAATTGTCCAGATGTACAATCATATGACTGATCGCCAGCTGGATCTACTGTCCAAGAAATATTAATGGTATATCCATCTTGGGATATAGTTGTAGGTAATGTACATTCTGTATTTGGTAAAGCATTGACAACCGCCTTCGCAAAAGTTTTATCAGCCGATGTACCAGTTTTATAGGCAATTATTACCACGGTACCAGATTTTATCTGCGTCCAACTTTCCAACATATTGGAATTGTAATTTACACATCCTAAATTACTTGTTACAGGCGTAACTACAGTGGGTGTTACCGGAGAAATAACGCATGAATTTTTATCAAAACTAGCTATAATTTCACAATTCTGTGATTGCGGTGAATATCCTGGTGGTAAGGTTAGACTAACCGAACCTTTAGCAGTAAAGGTTTTTGGCTGAAGTGTATTTTGATAATTAGAAATCCCAAAACCAATGTTAATTTTACGTGTACTGTTAGCTGAAATAGAAAACATCCCAGTTGGAGTAAAATCAACGGTACTAATTAACGAATTTAAAGCAGTTCCATCTAAGTTAGTCCAAGTAGGACTGATAGTAGCTAATAACTCCGCATTGTTATTATTTGTCATTATGAAACTACCACTGTGTTTTATTTGTGTAGTTGTAGTTGGATTACAAACTGGTTGAGTATAACCATCTCCGCAATCCAAGTAACCACATCTTGGGCCTGTAAATGAAATATTGGTTGGAAAATTACCAACTAGTGTTGGTAGTGCCGTACACGTTGAGGTAGTTGAATCTTGATCACCTAAAATGTAAAGTGTAATTTGACCAAATGTTGATGTATTTTCAAACGAGTATTGGTATGTAGGATTTGTTCCGCCTAAGCTAGTAGCTGTTACCAATCCAGTATAAAAATATCCAAGTGGACCATCAGGGGTGGTTGATTTTTGTAAAATCAATCCAGCGAAGGTCAACGTTCTAGTATATCCTAAATTGTCTTTATATGATATAACTGGCAAAAGTTGTCCACTCGATTTATAAGTTGTAATGTTTGGATTCGGCAATAAACTATTTAAGTTATTCAATGTGGTAGACAAATCTGTTATCTTTGTATTCGTATACCCATTGGTAGTTTTATCATTATTTATTTTCTGGAACAACAAAGAACTTGCTGTAGGTAAATCTACATCGGATATTGTGTATGTATAGGTTGTATTATCAATAACCGTACTTGTACAAGTGCCTATAAACATACTAGATGTAAACGCATTTGACAAACAATCCTTACAAACCAATTTATATGCGTTTGTATTAACTAAATTATAAAATGATTCAATGTTATCACCTGATTTAGCGTAAGAAAACATCTTATTCCACCCAGAATCTACAATAGGTGTAACGACATCTGACTTAGAATATAGTGTGTATTGATAAACTTTGTCTTGTATATTATTAGTCAAAAAGTTATTATTTTGTACTACACTTGGCGAGTAAATTTTAACAGTAGCGACACCAGTAGAAGCAGCTACACTGAAAGAACTACTTATATAAGAAGCACCATAAAATTCACTAAACTTTATTGGTCGCCGATTGTCTTTATTTATGAATCCAACTCCTAAAGGTTTTGTAATATTAATCGTACTTGAATCAGAGTTTGAATTGCCAATTCTATTTTGCAATTGGTAATAACTTTGCGATATAGAAAAATTATTTGAGCCTGGATTATAAACGTTGCTTAATAAACTGTTGATCGAAAGATTTTCGCTATTATTTGTTTCACTTTTGAAACTCAATGGACCAGATCTGTTTAATATATTGACAGGCATATATCCTATATATATTAAGATTCGATCTTATTTTTTAGTTCTTGAACTTCTTTGTGTAGTTCTTGAATAGATTTTAATAACAATGCGATAAGTGGATTATATTTTACAACTTTATATCCTTCAAGATTTTCAGTTACTAAATCAGGATACAATTCTTCAATTTGTTGAGCAATAACACCAAAGTCTTGTTTTCCATTTGACTTCCAATTAAATTCTATTGGACGTATTTGATTAACTTTAGATAAAGCATTTTCTATAGTTTTGATATTGTCTTTGAGTCTTATATCGGACGAAGCGAATGTTGAAAGTGCAACTATATCACCTCTCACGTCCAATTGACCACTGCCACTTACACGTAACAATTTTGTTTGATTGCTACCTGATGTAATTAGAAATACATTGGTATTTGGGTTGTAACCTGTTGGCCAACCAGTGGATCCACTTAAATGTAAATGTAATTGAGCATTTACATTATCAGAACTTACTATGTTACCCACACTTAATAGTCTTTGTCTTGCGCCTAATATTCCCCATCCTGATTTACCAGACTGCCAAATTACATCTTTGCCTGGTAACGCTGATGTATTTATATGAGATCCTGAATAATAAATTGCAAAATTAGCAGTTGTTCTTAAATAATTATTAGAAGTTTGTAATCCTAATCCAGAGACCGATTGTCCAGATGCCGAATGTTGAATAATTTGTTCGCCAGCAGTAGAAAATTGCAGAGGATTATTCGCAGTTACTCTGCCAGCTGCCATACTACCTAAATTATTAATAGTACTATTTCTTACAAGATAATTAGTAGAACCCAATGCACTTGTTCCTGACCAATATGAAAATTGATTTGTAGTACCTGTACCTGTTATATTTCCACCTGAATTTAAAGAATAAGATGCGGTTTTAGCACAACTAGCTGTGCCATAAAATGCTACTTTTCTATTGGCATTATAATGATTTGAAGCGCTGATGTAACCTTTTATACTAGCTGAAACACTTCCTGAAAATTGTCCTTTTGAAATTCCACTGAAACTACCTGTTAGTTTTGAATTTTTACTAATTATAGTTCCATACAAACTTCCACTAAAACTACCACTAGCATTTGCTTTTTTAGTTAATATGTAACCGTTAAAACTACCACTCAACGATCCAGATGTTTGGGATTTACCTGTAGTTAATCCTTTAAAACTGCCTGTGAAACTACCTGTATTACGGCCATTAAAATTTCCACTAAAACTACCTGAATGTTTTCCTTTAAAACTGCCTGTAAAACTACCAGTAAAAATACCTTTTAATGTTTTTGCGGATCCAGAAAAACTTCCTGTGTAAGATCCCGTAACATCTGATAAAAATGTAACTATATCGCCAAATGTACTTTTTCGAGAGTACAAGTTATTGGATGATCCAGATTCAATTGTTAAAATTAAATCCTTAGCTGTTAATGTGTTGTATCTTACAAGATCACTAACTTTTATTTGTTGTATTAAATTGCAGGTAGTTGACATAATTACTTCCAGGCGTAAATTTTAATATACCACTTTGACGTATCGATGTTATATTGCGATATTACACTAGTACTACTATTGTAATCATATGTGGTAATACTAGTGAAAGTGGGTACTATTACTAATATATTACTTGAACGTGAAACAACACTACATATTGGTTTTGTTTCATTATTAAAAAATGAAGTTACATCAACTTCTTGGTTTATAACAAATCTACCATCATTAGCTGCGCATTGTAAAACTACTCTTACTAAAGATGGTGTTGAAGAAAAACCATGCGAAAAAGAAAATACATTTCCCAACGAATATGTATAAATATTATTCAAGTCTGTTGTGGTGTTAAATAAAGACGTTGTATAACCAGATATACCATCTGAATTAACATAATCTTTTAAATCTGATAAAGTGGATTTTCTAGAATATTTTGAACCACCTGTATTTTCAATAAGCATCAATTGGTCTGCGGCTTTTATATTATTATAGCTCGCAAGATCACTGACTTTTATTAATTGAACATTTAAACTGTTACACGGCGTTGACATATTTTATAAATATAAAGTATTAAGAGTAAGAAGCTGCGATCTTATTTATAAGAATTTCACTGCCCATCAATATGATGGAATATAGATCTCTGGATCCATTTGATGGATTTGACGCTGCACCACTTGGCCACTTTAAAGAATTGGTAGTACCGGTTTGCCAGATAAATGATGTACCGCCACTATTATTATAGAAATATAAATAACACACTTTCTTCTGTGTGAGATTTACATTAAATGTTTGAGCGGCTGTAGCCGTTAGATAAATCATATCATAATCATCAAAACTCAAATTAGTTGTTGCAGCTGCAATAGTAGCACTTACAGTTGTATAATCTTTTTGATAATTGCCTTTAAAAGATCCAGTTATAATAGCACTATCTGTTTTGGAAATATACGAACCATTATCAACTTTGATACTTCCATATGAATACATCTTGCTACCACTGATAGATCCATACGCACGCATATCACCGCTACTGGATACATAAAATGTATTTGCAAAACTACTTGATCCATATTGTACCAATATTGCGGTTTGTTTATTTTCTACACCAACTGGTGCTCCGCCAACAAATTTACCAGCTAATACTGATCCAGCAACGTTCGCTGCTTGATTACTACCACTAAACATTCTAATTTGCAACTTAGCACGTAAATACTTGTCTATAGAACCAGTTGGCTCTGCTGGAGGTTGTACGCCTATACCAACTGAACCATCTCTCGCAGCTGAATCTGACTGGATATATGGCCAGAAGTAAAAACCATTGCGTACTTGTTTAAGTGCAACCATTACACCTGCTGTGCCAGATACACCATTCCAACTTCCGCCACCTGATATACCACCCGATAAAGGTGTATCCGATATTCTTGTTGTAATGGTACTATTTTTAAGATGATAGGATCCTGTGGTAATACTCAATGTCAAACTACCACTAGTAACAGATGATATAAACCATTGATCTTGGTTTGGATAACCGGTTGATCTGTTTTTATTTTGTAATACAAACGCAGCTGAACTATATATACCAGATCCTCTATTGACCACTGTCAAATTAGATTGTGCATATTTAGCGGAAGCTGATATATAAAAATTAATTTGTCCAGACTCATTTTTATAAAATAGTGGGGATGTTGTTAATCTATTACCGAAAAAATATGGTACAGCACTTGAACTATTTAAAGATCCTTTTAATAAATAAGAGGATGTTAATGAAGTAGTTGATGAATCAGCTGCTATGGCGTATAAAGCATTATCAACTGTTCCAAGAACCGTTGAAGCTCGCAATGCGTATGAAGCGCTAGTGGTTCTAGTAGAATAACTACCACTTATAGCTTTACTTGAAGTACGTGCGTAACTACTTGAAAAAGAAGAATATTTTAAATTGCCATTATATGAATAACTAGCTGTGCCGTTTGATCTTAAATTAGACCAATTCAAATATGAAGCTGAATCTGCTGTGGTTGACATACACATACTTGAAGTTTGTGCATAGCTACTTGATAAAGATGATAACTCACCCAATCCGTTGTAAGAATAACTGGATGTGCCTACAAATAATGGGGATTCAATATACACACTAGAATATATACTAGCAGCTGATATATTGTTAAAATCACTTGTGCCTGTTGTAGATGTTACATTGCCTCTTAATTTGCCTTTTAAACTACCCGTCATTGAAATATTACCACTGCCAGAAAATACTCCTGAAAATCCATTTACGGAATATATCTTTGACCCTGATATAATCCTCGGTAAAATTGTTCCAATTGTAGAATTGTTAATAGTAACGTTTTCAATTACACCAGAACTTATAGTAACGTTGTTTACCTCGGCATTTACAGCATATAAATTATTATTTACGTCTACATTGTTAAATGAACTTTTACCTGTGCCAATCGTTACATTGCCTAATAAACGTCCTTTTAAACTGCCTGTTATACCCGCACTAGCTGTAATTTGTTCAAGTTTAAAAGGTGTATTTTCAAGAACCAATCCATTTGAATAGTCAAGCATTGTTATTTGACTATTTATAGAATTTCCAGTAAACGTAATATTACCACCACCGCCAGTTGCTTGATTAACATCTATTGTCTTTGCATAGATTCCCAAAAAGGTTGGCGCGGATGGATTATATCCAATAGTAAGATAATCGCTTACTATGGCTCTTTTAAATACATTTGGTACATTTTGACTTATGACGGAATAGTTATCACCTTCAAAACTTCTGAATGAACCTATGTATCTGTTATTTGGACCTGTAAAATTTAAACTATCAAACGACGTTAAAAGATCGCCGGTCTTTTGTACAAAACTATTGACAGTAGATTTTTTAGTTGAGTTGCTACTCACACTTTGTATGATTAAATAATCATTGTCGCCAATATTACCAGATGTTAATGTTGGTAATTCGGGAACGGTCCTACCTTGATTGGATACTATCGCCATATTATATTAATAATTATTAATCAACTAACGTTTTTTAGTTTTTTTAATATAAATTTTACTAAACCACTCCGAACAATGTCGTCTTCATCAAATTTGAATACATAAATTCCATTATTTCTACTTTCTTCATCGTCGAAAACATTCATCATTGGCACAAATCCACTTTTACCGTTGATATCACTTTGATCTGGATCGCCACAGATAAATAACTTACTGAATTCACCCACACGTGTGATCAATGTTATTAGTTCTTTTTTACTCATATTCTGAGCTTCATCTGCTACGATACATTTAGCATTCCAACTTAAACCACGTAAAAAATTGATTGGGAATCCGTGAATACGTTCCTCTTTTTTCAATTTATCAATATCGTGTTTTGGCAACAATTCCTCTAATTTGTCTATCAATGGTTGGATGTATGGACTCATTTTTTCATCCATTTCACCAGGCAAAAATCCTAATTTACTATCGCTGCTTTCAACTATACTTCTAACATATATAATTTCACTCACCCTTTTATGATTCAATAAGGTTAAACCTGCTAATATTGACGTATATGTTTTGGCAGTTCCAGCTGGCCCAGAAATAAAGACTAGTTTGGTTGTTTTATTTTGTAATAAATTTAATAATTCAATCTGTTTAGATGTAAGTTGTCGTTCATCTATTCTAACTGATTCTTTAATTTTTTCGTTTTGGTGAACCTTTGGACTTGTGTCTTTTTTCTTGTTCATTTTTTTGGTTTAGTTGTTGTTTAATATTTAAAACACGTCCGCAATGTTCATATGTCTCAGATGAGATATAGTAATTATAAATGCTATTTAAATTACTTTCAAATGAATCACGGACTAATACTACTATGAAATCAGAATCTTTAAAATTAAAGACCTCTATCGCATTCAAATTGTTCTTCACCGCGTAACATATAGACGAAACAATTTGTTCCATCAACTTAATTTTATTGACTTTAATCAAACCCTCCATCTGACTATAATCAGATGGCAAAGTTAATGAAGAGTATTTATCTATCATCATATATAAGTATATAAGAAAAAATAAAGACGTTACCGAAGTAACGTCTTTTCACAATCAATTTAACCACCTCTTACTTTTTCTTTTTCTTCTTTACGGGTTTATTGTTGTCAGTTTCAACATTTTCTATTGCTGGTTTAGTTGAATTTAACTGATGTAATTTTTTTGTGGATGAATTTTTCCAAGAACGAATTGTTTCTGGAGACGCATCTACAAATGTTTTGCTCAACTGTAATAAATCTAATACTTCTTTTTCTGTGCTAGCTGCGTTAATCTTCTGTTTTAAGCCAAATATATTACCACTCATTATTTACCTTTCACTTCTACAATTTCAATTTTAGATCCATCAGGCCACCGATTAAGGATTGATGACCAATGTTCATATTCAGTTTTAGCTTCGACTTTGGAAACATATTCCAAATCTGAAACTCGTCTGCCATCACGTAGAATTACGTACTTAATATTGCTATCTATAACACTGTCACTTTTAACTGTCATACTAATTTATACTTTAATATTTAAACGTGGTAATATATTTACGAGTTCTAAGATTACCAGTCTCAGAACATAATCTGATAATACATACAAATAACAACTATGTCAACTTTATTTTAATCAACATTTATTTACATCTATATATTTATTAAATATGATATCTTTATTGGGGGAAAATCAATGGTTAAATCTGAATTTATCTAAACGAGAGATTGATAATTTTAAAAAATCCGAATTTACATTCAATCGAATGTTAAATGAATTATCTATTCTACACGGATGTATAGAAAATAACACTCTACATTTAGCAGAATTTAAACTAAGTGTTGGTACCCGCAAAACATTAAGAGAAATATACAAACACAATCAACAAATTTCAGACACATCACTGTTAGTAGAAGCCGCCACCGATCCAGTATCAACAGCGGATACTTCAAAAAAGATATTATCTCTAATCAATAAATTCCATACAGATAATAAACAATATCTAGATAATGTTGGTTCTGATGCAAGACTAAAAGACATATCGTTACCAAAAAATATTGGAGCCGAGCCAAGCATCATTCAAAAGGCCGCATTAAAAACAAAAGAATTGGGTGGTAAAGCTGGCCAGATTGCAATAACTTTATTTCAATCAATTGTGGTAAATGCACTCAATAGATTTGTAAAGTGGTCGTCTACATTAAAATCAGATATTTTAGACGCTAAAAAACAAGGATCAGCTTGGCAAATGATAATGGCCAAATTGGGCCCAAGTATGAAGATTGCGAAAAGAGCAGCTGATGGTACCATAACATATGAGACTGATTCTTCTGGAACATCAATGTTGAGCAAATTACAAGATTTTACAAAGTTGAATCCAAAATGGACCAATACAATAATCGGTTTGTTAATTAACATCACAAAAATGTTATCGGTATCATTCGCGGGTGCTACTGTAGGCACATCATTGGCAATCGGCGTTTTCGTTGGTTTATTAATAAGAACAGTCGCTGGTCATTATCTCAAAAAAGAAACTTGGGGAGAAGCATTTAAGAAGTCATTAGTAGTCACAGGTTTATCTTTAGTTGGTGGATCACTTACAAAAGGATTATTTAGTTACTTCAAAGGCGGGGGATTTATTGACGGTGCTAAATCTTACTTTACAGGAGATGCGGCGACTGCTATATCAGATAAAAACGTTATCAGTGGAAATGTCGAAGTATCTGAAGTTGATATATCAAAATTAATGGTTAGCAAGCTTCCGGGTGGTAATACAAAGTTATTTGATATTATCAGTACAAATAAAAAATTGTATGACGCTTTTAAAGAAGAAGCAGAATCACAAAATTTTAGTGCAGACTTGTCAGGAATAAAACAATATCTTAGATTAACGGCCAACGATGACATTAGCGTTGTTATTAATGGCGCAGGTGGATTACCTAAAAATTTATTAAATGTAGCTGCAGATGCAGCAAGTGCAATGAAAATAGGCGCATCAAATACAATTGCTGATATTGATTTGATGAAATTAAAACCAAATGATTTTGCTGATCAGCTCAAGAATTTTGCAGAAACTGTTGACAACAATGATGGTATAGAAGTTCTCAAATCATTTCTCAAAACCAAAGGATATGATGAAAATGCAGTCAACGCCATAGTAAAAAAACTTGTAGGTGAAAAAGCAGGACAAATAGATTCATTTAGTGATTGGTTTGATGCTAGAGAGTCTCATACTGATAAATGGTTAGATTGGATGTCACGTAGAGTAAAAAACAGAGGAATATTGAATGGAGCAGCATCCAAATCAACATCAAATGCAGCAGATGTAGCATCACAAGCCGTAACACGCACAGCAACTGGTGCTACACAATCCCTAAAAGAACTTGGAAAACTCGCACTGGGCGGAGATGCAAAAGCAGCAGATGACTATATGCAAAAGTTTTTGGTATCGGGTAGAGGAGGCGAAGATCAATATAGAATCTTGAAAACAGCTCTGGATGCCGGAATAATTGATAAACAACAATTTTATTCAGGAGTTGGAACAAAAACACTCAATTTGACTGCTGAATTAAGAGGTCATATACCAATATCTATAAATGGCGTAAATGTTATTGATAAATTGACTCCGGATGAAGCGAAGGCTGCACACGTTGCAATGAGTGTGGCTAAACAGATGGGAAATGCAGTTGATGAAGATGCTTTAGCTAAGCTGGCAACAAAAGCTGGAAAGGCAGTAACAAACGTTGCGTCTACCGCTGTAAGTGGTCTTAAAAATATAACTGGTGAACAGTTAAAAACATTAAATCAATCACTTGGATATGGAAATTTAATAGAAAAACTTGAGGATCCAGAATATTACAATAAATTTTTAAAACCAGCTTTGGAAAAAATGTATCCCGGCTCAGAACCCGACAGGGTTCTTACTTCTCTTGCTAATAGTATAGCTAGCAAAGACGTTTCTCAAGAAAATCTAGATATCTTCGCTAAAGTTATAAATTCAGCCGGCGGTTTACCACAATCCATAGTTGCTTCAACAGTAAAAGAATCAGTATACAAGACGCTGATTAAAAAACTATATATATAATATGAACGAAATAAATTACACCGAAGAGTTGTATAAAGAATTTTTAAACGAAGCTGGTTTTTTAGATAAACTAAAAGGATCAGTGGGCTTAGGCGGAAAAAAAGAATTGTCAGCTAATGATCTTGAAGTTTTGGATAAAAATGTAGACGCTCTTTTAACCAGTATTGCAGATGAAATAGGATCCACCAAAGAAAATCTTATTAACGATCTCACAAATGGCCCAAGTAAATATTTAATTACCCCCGAAATAATTCCATATGCAACACAGTTAACAGATTTATCAAATAAGATTAAATCGGTAAGAAGTACTGCAGGCACCACAGGTACTGCAGGCACCACAGGTACTGCAGGCACAACAGGTACCACAGGCACAACAGGTACCACAGGCACAACAGGTACTGCAGGCACCACAGGTACTGCAGGCACAACAGGTACCACAGGCACAAAAGGTACAACAGGCACAACAGGCACCACAGGCACAACAGGCACATCGGGCACAACAGGTACCACAGGCACAACAGGCACATCAGGCACATCAGGCACAACAGGTAGATCTGGATATCAAACTACAAAAATTGCTAATTTAAATTGGGGTGATGATATTGGACGTGGAATTACATTAAAACAAATAGATGTAAGTAAAATAAAACAAGATTTTGAGAATTTATATGATAATTTGCCGGTGGATGCCAAGAATGTTTTAAATAATATAACAGATAATAGTAAAATAATACCTAAAAATATAGAATTACCTATTAAATCTACTGTTATAAAAGAAATAGATGAATTATCTTATTGGGACGATAATACTAAAAAGAATGAATTTATAAGTAGTTTCGAAAAAATAATTAAGACAGTTGCTCCATCATTGGGTATTGAACCATATGAACTTAAAAAACTTTATATCATTTTACATAAAAATGGCATAGGTCCGATTTTCAATAAATTATATGCTGCTTATATTGTATTAAAAGCTGGCAAATCTATAGAAGATGCTTTTTCAAATGTAACGTTGCCAAGTGATCCAGGCACAACTGGCACTGCAGGCACAACTGGCACAACTGGCACAACTGGCACTGCAGGCACAACTGGCACAACTGGCACAACAGGTACTGCAGGCACAACTGGCACAACTGGCACAACAGGTACTGCAGGCACAACTGGCACAACTGGCACAACAGGTACTGCAGGCACAACTGGCACAACTGGCACAACAGGTACTGCAGGCACAACTGGCACAACAGGTACTGCAGGCACAACAGGTACTGCAGGCACAACAGGTACTGCAGGCACAACAGGCACATCAGGTATAGATGAAGATAAATTGACACCGGATGAAATAAATAAATTTGGTGCTTATTATTCACAATTAATAAGACTTCAATCCGAACTTAAAAAAGGATTGGGCAAAGATTTACAAATAAATAAAGGCGTAAGTAGATATTTCTCCACTTTAAAAAATTCATTGGAATCATTAAAACTACTTGATTTTATTTCAGTAGAAAATAAACCTATAGCAAAAAAATTAAAGAAAAAATTTATCAAACGATTTTTATGGGAATTGAATAACACTCCTTCAATTTCTCAAGTCAAAGATTTAATTGGTAAAATAAATGAACAAGAGTCGGCCGAGAGTCTCGGCAAGGCGGTGGAAACTGGAATCACACCTTCTTCTAATTTATTAGCACAATCAAAATCTATAATTGAAGATATAAAGAAAAGTTTACCCTCAATGGTAATGTTATTAAAAGAACTTTCAAAAAGTAAAATATCTTCAAACGAGGATAAAATGTTAATGGGTGTTTTAAAGAAATTCTTAAAAGCGATAGTTAATAAAAATACACAAGATTTAGTAATAGATCCCAAAGTAAAAAATTCAATCGATTCTTTATCAAAATAACACAATATAATAATTTACAAAAACAATTATTAGATATGTATCTAAAATATTATGAGTGATGTTACTAAATTTACAGAACAAGAAATGCAAGAAATCGCAATCGTTCAATCCAAATATCAACAAAAAATATTTGAACTCGGACAACTGCAATTGGAAGAAATTGAATTGGACCAAACCAAAACCGAATTAACTGATCGTAGATCAGCTATTCTCGTCGAGTGGAAAGATATTCAAAAACTAGAAGAAAGTCTACTTAATAATCT